CCGCTCTTCCGATCTCTGGTTTAACCAACGCGACCTGGGTACAGGCCGATTCATTCGATCAGGCAACGGGAGCCGTTGCGGTACAGGTAAACTCCGCGGCAGAGTCAAAGTTCAAGATCAATAGTGCCCAGGGTATCGCCAACTTCAAGGCGGCACTCGAGGAGAACAGTATCGACTTAGGCGATGCTACTACCTTCGATGTCGCGGATCTCCGTCTGGCATTCCAGATTCAGAAATGGATGGAGCGAAATGCGAGAGCTGGAGCCCGCTATACTGAGTTCCTTACTGCGCATTTTGGGGTCAGCCCTCGCGACGATCGCCTTCAGCGTCCAGAGTATATTGGTGGCTCGAAAAATCCGGTCATCGTCTCGGAAGTACTCCAGACGTCCATGACTCCGGACAGCAGCGTCGAAGACGGAACTCCGCAGGGAAATCTTGCGGGTCATGGTCTTACTGCAGCTCGTAACTTCGTTGCGAAGTACAACGCACAGGAGTTCGGTCTCATTATCGGTATCATGTCGATTATGCCTCGTCCTGCATACCAGCAGGGAATAAACAGGCAGTGGCTGAAGACAACGAAGTATGATTTCTACTTCCCCGAGTTCGCAAATCTCTCGGAACAGGCTGTATATCGCGAAGAGGTCTACGCTTCTACGGTTAAGGCCGAGAATCAGACGGTATTCGGTTACCAGGGTAGGTACGACGAGATGCGCGTAAAGCAGAACCAGGTGTGCGGCGCCATGCGCGACACTCTGGACTACTGGCATCTCGGTCGTCAGTTCGGTTCAGCTCCAGCGCTGAACCAGACATTCATTGAGTGCGTGCCCGACAAGCGTATCTTTGCCGTCCAGGATGAGGACGGACTTATTGTAAACGTGGCTAACGTGATTAAGGCGATCAGGCCCCTCCCGGTTCAGTCGAACCCCGGTCTGATTGACCACGACTAGGAGGTGTCTATGGGCAATGTAAAGCTGTTTACTCAGTACAGGAGGCCTCCGAAGCATCTGGAAGAGAACGACGGCCTCACCATCACGGAGTCGGCGGGTTATATCCCGCCTAAGGTTCAGATTGAGAACCTGATTAACGCAGGCAAGCGATTGGCACAGTGGAGAAAGGAACAGTATGACTTCCCCGAAGATGACGACGTTGATGAGTCTTTTGAAGACCCGACTCGTGGACCAGGGTACGATCTTGCAGACGCATCGCGGGATGCTAAAGCTGTATCTGACCGCATACGGGCTAAGGCTGCAGCCGGTAAGGCCGAGGTCGATAAAGTGAAGGCCGAGGCAAAGAAAATCTATCCTGAGGGCTCTGCAGAGCCCGAGAAGGGCAAAAAGACGTAGTCGTAGAGGTAAGGGCCCCCGTAAAGGGGGCCCAAGCCACATTGGAGACTTGATCCCAATGTGGCTAGGTGACACCAAAAGAATGAAGGGGGAACCTAAAAATGGATCCGGTTCTAGCTAGCGCATTGATAGGCGGCGGCGCACAGGTAGCGAACTCTACTGGAAATTTCCTTTCTGACTTATTGAATAGGAAATATAACAGGAAACTACAGCAAACAATATTCGACAGGGAGGACAATGCGGTTCAACGGCGAGCAGCTGATCTGGAAGCGGCCGGATTGTCAAAAACTTTGGCCGCGGGTGGTGGTGCAAATGCAGGACAAGCGATAAAGCTTGATTCTGTAAATTTCGAAGGTGGTGCGGTTGAAGCGGCTTTGAAAGGTGCAAAGAACGCTGGTGATATCGCGGTAAGCCGAGAGCAAAAGAGGTACGTAAAAGAGCAGGCAGACGGAGTTGCATTGGATAACGCGTTGAAAGCGGCAACCCTCGATACTGCAATAAAAACAAAAGAGGCTGATCTAAACACAAAGATTCAAGATCTCGCACTGAAGATATCGAACATGCAGCCAGCTGAAATAGAGGCGCAAGCAAGGGCAAACACTGCAGCTGCTAACGCTTTGACAGCGGCATACGGAGCTGAATCTGCAAGGCTGGCAAATATGAAAGTCGAGCTAGAAAATGAAATTGTTAGAAAGACTGGTCTTGACAAAGCAAGAGCTTCTGTGGTAGCGGCTGAGTTAGCCAATGAACAGTTTCAATGGGAAATGGACTATTACCAAAAATCCGGACTGCCCAAGGGTCCGCTATTCGATCAAATAATTAGGGCTCTTAAGGGTGAGGTAAACCCTTACGAAACACGATAGGAGGTAGACAGTGGGTTATCGAAGAGGTCGTCGGCGCCGCTCTGGAAGGCGCGGGATCCGCGCCTTGCGTGGGAAGAAGGGTCGTAGGCTTCCCAAGTACAGCAGCTCACGGGGTGGAATTAGGCTGTGACTTGTACAAGCCCATACGTAGTACAAACGACCCCGAATAGAGTAGAGCTGCCCTGCGGTAGATGTCTGCAATGCAGAATAGCCAGGGCACGCGTATGGGCAACTAGGTGCGTGCATGAGTCGGCCTTTCACGCAGAAAATGCTTTCGTGACCCTGACCTACAATGACCAAAATCTGCCTCCAGATAAATCCGTTTCGAAGCGAGAGCTTCAGCTCTTCTTTAAAAGGCTTCGCAAAAATCTGGATTACTTCTATGGGGACAGAAAAATAAAGTACTTCGCTTGTGGCGAGTACGGTCAAGAAAAGGACGAATATGGAATCGCGAAAGAAAGGCCTCACTATCACGCTATCATCTTTGGACTCTCTCCTTGGGGAGATGACAAAACGGAGGTCAAAGAAGCCTGGGGAAAGGGCTTCGTCTACACAGGTACTGTCACATATGACTCAGCTCGTTACGTTGCTGAGTACATCAATACTGACTTTAACGGCGAGGTTGGAAAAAGAATGTACGGAGCGAGAGCGCGTCCGTTTAAAATTTCATCGACTGGTATCGGGAAAAACTTCGCCGTCATGGAAAAAGAAAAAATCAAAAAAGGCCTCGGAATAACTGTCAGAGGCCATCATGTTAGCGTCCCACGCTATTACATGGAAAAAGCAGGAGTCTTAGACTCCGAAAAACTCCGGCTCGTAGAGCTCGGAGAAATATCGAACACCGACGTCTTTAAAAAGACGGAGGATAAACTTCGCCGCAACGGACAGCTACATAGTGATGCGGACGTCATTAAAGCGATCGTAGAGAGCAGAATGCAACGGACGCGAAACAAAGTAGCAAAGTCCAATATGCGGCAGAAGGGTAAACTATAGTGCTGCAAAGCACGGAGGGGGGCACGGGGGGCGCCCGTAGGGCCGCCCCCCGACTAGCCTTTGAGGCTAGACGAGTGTATTCGCATAGCGAAAACACAAAAAAATAAAAATATGACTCCAGTTAGACTGGATCGTCTGAAAACGAAGGAGTAATAAATGAACTGGAAACAGATCATTGGAAAAGCCGCCCCTTGGGCGCTGGCTGCAATCGCAGCCTTCTTCAAAGAGGTCCTGGAACAGGACATCACATGGTGGCCTACGTTCAGTAGTGTCGCCTTGGGCGTAATTCAATTCCTGCTCAGCAGGATCAAAGATAAATAAACCAAGGGGGCTTGGCCCCCGCGGTAGGCAAGCGCAGCGCGCAGAAAGGACAATATGAGGATGTATGTCATCCGCGATCTAATCGCGGAGGAAAGCGGTCCAATCTTCGAATCGAAGAACGACCAGGTCGCTCGGCGTGGATTCAGACAGGCGCTTGAGCGTTCAAAGGGGGGTCCGGGGGAGTATCGTCTGTTGTGTATCGGTGAGTACGATCATGACAAGGATCTTCTCCAGGCATTCCCATTCCCACAGGAGGTATTCCCTCTCGGACAGGAGTTTAACGATGAGTAACACGTTTCAGAAGATTAGGTCTCTCCGACCGGGAAGGTCGGTCTTTAATCTTTCGTATGAGAAGAAGCTAACCTGCGATATGGGGGAACTTATTCCTACCATGTGCGACGAGGTGGTGCCCGGTGATAAATTTATCATTGGCAACGAAGTCGTGGTCCGGTTTCAGCCTTTGGTGGCTCCGGTGCTGCATGAGATTAACTGCTTCATCCATTACTTCTTTGTGCCGTACAGGTTACTTTGGGAAGACTGGGAGGACTTTATTTCAGGAGGCGTGGACGGAGCAGACTCTTCCACACTCCCTTACTGGGATCCGACGGATACGGCAGAGGGATCACTCTGGGACTACATGGGCATGCCTGTTGGAGTGGATCCCGGAGCGGATTGTCGTCCGGTTGACTTTCCTAAACGTGCCTACAACCTTGTCTACAACGAATTCTACAGAGACGAAACACAGATCAGCGAATTGGACATAACGACGTCGGAAGCTATAAAAAAGCGCGCATGGGAGAAAGACTATTTCACTAGCTGTCTTCCCTGGCAGCAGCGCGGAACAGCGCCCGCTCTTCCGATCTCTGGTTTAACCAACGCGACCTGGGTACAGGCCGATTCATTCGATCAGGCAACGGGAGCCGTTGCGGTACAGGTAAACTCCGCGGCAGAGTCAAAGTTCAAGATCAA